GGTTTGTTGCATCTTGGAGACCTTTCATTGGTTGGACTTGTGGTATTGCTTTGATGTGGCATTTTGTTTTGTCGCAATTTATTTTATTTTTTGCCACTATGTTTGGTTACACTTTACCTGCATTGCCTGATTTTGATATGGGTTCTTTGATGACTGTGCTAATGGGTATGCTTGGCTTGGGCGGACTTCGTACATTCGAAAAGTATAAAGGTATGACAAAATGAACATAGAACAATTTAGAGATGAACTCAAAAGAGATGAAGGTGTCAAACATGAAATCTATTTAGATCATTTAGGATTACCTACTTGTGGGATAGGACACCTTATCACTGAATGGGATACAGAATATGGTGCTGATGTAGGTACACCAGTAGCAGAAGAAAGAGTTAATGAACTTTTCGAAAAAGATTTAGCTACTACCATTAGTGAATGTAAACTTATTTACCATGACTTTGATGTGCTACCAGTTAAGGTGCAACATATCATTGCGAATATGTTGTATAATATGGGTCGTCCTCGTTTAAGTCGTTTTCACAAAATGAAAAAAGCTGTGGATAATCGTGATTGGCATGAAGCTGCACTACAAATGCAGGACTCTAAGTGGTATAATCAAGTACCTAACAGGGCAGATAGGCTTGTTCAAGAAATGAAAACTGTCAGTGAATAAAGGATATTCTAGGGTACAATCATACTAGAGGGAGTCTTTACCCCCTCTGTATGGCTCTTAAATCAAGACGTTTTTACACAGAATACATTACAAGCTGACTTCTACCTGCATTTCCCTTTCGAGTGTCACCATTGCGAGTAATAAAGCCTTTTCGTTCAAGAGTAGCATATCGTGGGGTAATGCTACCCTCACGAAATGTACTATGTCTGTGTGATTTCATAAGATGACTCCATACTTCATCATGTGTAGCACCTTTTTTACCATGTGCTTTGATAGAACTAAGAACTATTTTCTCCAGTCTGTTAGTGTCAACAGATTCGGCAGCTTCCCATGATGTTTTAGGATCATGGGTTCTTGCCATTGCTTCACTAGAATGGTACTTCGTCATTGATTTCCTCCTCATCATTATTGTATGTTACTGGTTCATCACCTACTCGTGGTGTCTTGTCACCTATCCGTGCTGACAAGAACTTGGTGTTGCCATCTTTGGATACAGTTTTCCAACAAGCAATCCTGCGACTGTCTTGATTGGGTAGTGTTACTGGACCACTGAAGTCTGGTGACTTCTCGTTCTGAGACTTGTCGTTCTCATACATAGTACCGACTTTGGCATAGACATCTCGTGCAGTACCACCATCAGGTAGTGAGGCTTTGACAATGACAATCCTATGCTCTGTGCCATTACTGTCTAGCTTCCCTTGCACAAGCAGACTTTCATCTGCTCGTGGTTTGAAGAAACTACCTCTGTCTGTGTTATCATAATCCATCATCTTCTCCTCGTGTTTTTGGCTTTGATGTATTTATTGTAGGTTGACTTGCGACATTACCATCATCATCTTCTGAAGGTAATCCATACACAGCTTGTAGTGTGTATCTCTTTGCATATGTAATAGCTGATCCAATCTTCTGTGGATTCTTCATACTTGCATCATCAAGAATGATTGGCAGTTTTGACACATATGTACTGTCATCATTGACATGACGTACAGTAGTAACTACTACGACTTCTGATGTAGCATCTCTGTGACTGACCCATACGTAATCAATCTCTTGTGTGAAGAACAAACCAAACTTGTTACCTTGATTGACTGCTTCAATAACAGATTCAAGTTTAGAATAGTTACTTCTGAAGTGTGGGTTCTTGCCATCTTTTTTGGCAGTCACCGATAGTTTTTGGAACTCAAGCATTGCTTCATTCAAAGTATATTTCTTGATCGTGAATACTTTACTAGGCTCTGCTTTTTTGATATTACTTTTAGTATCTGTCATGTGTAACCTCCATTATACAGATAGTTGAAGGGGTGAGTTGGGTCTACTCACCCTTTCTTTGTTATACGAATTGACCCTCGTTTATCTCGCTTGATTGACAGAACATCATTGTAGATCTCTGCTTCATCAGGTTTGATCTCTTCTTTGATTAGCTTCTTTGCATTCTCAAATTTTTTGGCAGTATCTTCAAACATCATGTAAGCATTAGTAGCTTCTGTGAAACTGTTGCTCTTGGATACATCTCGTTTTGTTTTACCATTGATAGGTATCTTGTCTGTCAATAGTTTGCTTAGTACAGTATTAACATCTTCAGGTTCATTGCCATGCACTACACAATCCCAAAACATTTTGATCTGTGAAAGCATTTGATCTTGGTAATCAGCACTAGCATCAACAACTACTGCATCATATCTGTTACCAAATATTACAGATAGTAGTCCTTGCTTTGCACCTGATAGATACATATAGAACTGAATCTGTGGCATATAGAAGTCAATCATATGTTCCATAGTATTCATACTGTGTGTGTGTTTACATTCAATAAGTACATTGTTGGGATAGTCATATCCATCAAGTGTACCTTGTAGGTTTATGCTGCCATATTGTTTCTTGAATGGCACTTGATTAGAAAACCCATAGTCAAATTGTTCTTGTGACCATTGCATATTGAATGATTCTGTTTGTGATCCAAGTTGTACATTGAACTCACGAGACAAATCTTTGCGACCGATCTGACCCATCTTGATCTTGTATAACTCGTTCCATCTTCCTTGCATCAAAGATACCATGTCGCTACCTCTGATAAAGTCCTCACGCATAGGTGAGTGTCGTATATCTANTGTCATTGAAACCTCCATTTCTGCTATCAGCATACACTATTTATGTAATGTTATCAAGTNTTTAGTTGTAATTACTATTGNTTGCAGTCATACCTGCAGGTTGCACAGTGTCATTTTTATCAGGATAAAATATTACGTGCCTATAATATTCATAGTAACTTGTTATCTTGACTGATCCTGCACGATCTATTTCATCTAGTTCTTGTGGCACATCTTCGAATCTATCTTCCATTTTCTTGCTCCCATGTTTCATAAGTTGCTACACTTGGTTGATTGTTTTGTTGTTCATATAAAACTAAACCATAATCATATCCTTGTTTATAATAAGCAGAAAACACTTTAGTTTCATCTATTACACCATTAATTAATCCATCAGCTACACCATCTTTAAAGAATGATAAGTAACCTCTACGTTTTATATCTTCAGGTTTTTCTTGCATCTTCACTCTCCGCTATAGCTTTGGCTAAATCATAAACCATATGATCTATTTCCCAGTTAGGAATTTTATGTTTTTCTAATTGATTTTGAAAGTAATCTACTGTCATAGTTGATACTATATTCATATGAACTTGAATATTTAATTCAGTGTCATCTGTATTTACTTCGTCTCTTTCTTCATTACTCATTTGTCTTCCTCCTCTTCATCATTATAAAATACAACGATAGAATGTATCCTATCACTGTTAGGGTGATCGCCATTTCTTCTGCTCATTATCTTTTCATAATCAGACTTGTCTGCATATGACCAGTTAGTGTGACCAGTTATCTCTTCGCAGCATTCATCAATGCTGTCTGAATCATATCTACTCATTACTTATCTCCTATTGATGCAATTAGTTTGCTTGATATCAACTCCACCAGTGACTTACGATAGTATAGCTTTGGCTCTACATATTGATAGATCTCTGCCAGTGATGGGAAGAACTTACTGTTGAGACATATCTTGTGACACGCATCACGCAATATATCTGCAGGTATGTGGCTGAGTTTAGTGGCATACACCTTTGCCTTTAGTGCCATGTCTCTCTCGGTCAATGCTGATTGCTTGGCAGTACATACCATGACTTCCATGATCCAGTCTTGAATATCTTTGGGATCAGCTACAGTCATAGCTTCCTGCATTGTCTTGATGAGCAATGGTTTTTGGACCACCATGATCTTAGCTATGTCTGATATGGTAGGCATCTCCCATCTGAAGAATACAAATGAACTGTTGACTCGTTCATTTATCTTGCAGTTCAGAGTAGACTCTAGCATAGAATGAATCTTCTTTGTGTATCCGTTTGGATCTGTACCCCACTGCTGAACGAGAGTTTTTGCGATTGGTCTGTTTGTCACACCATTTGCAATATTCTTGATCCCAGTCTCCTCTACGATACTGGTTGCCAATGTAGAAATGTTTGAAGTATTTAGTTTCTCTGTCATGGTTAACCTCCTTGTATTTGTCCATGATTGCTTGGCTTGGTTGCCAATCTTTAGATAGTTGGTTCATTGTATTTGCTCCAGTACTCATTCCATATGTCTGTCGCAATAGCATTGCACCAGTCTTTGTCTGACTGATGGGTTGGTTTCATTTTGTAGTTGATGTATCGCTGTACTTGTGACACATCATCTGCTTGTTCTACTTGCTGCTCAAGACCATCAAGTGA